AAACGATCAATGTCTAAGACGTATATGTTATTATCTGAGTCAACCCCTACGATTACAATAGCTGTGTAGTCAGCCTTCTTAGATAAACTAAAAGCAAAGTCTACAGCTGCGAATACATTTAACTTAGCATCCTTGTAGAACCAGTGTCCTTGTTCTTCCTTGAGTAGCTTACGTTCGTAATACTGAAACCTACTGCTCTCTATTGGTACGTTGTCAGGGTCTGACGGATCGTTGTAGTACTGTGCTCGGAACTGTCCTTTGTCTAAGTACTGTCCTCTTTTCTTAGCTAGTACCTTAATGTCAAAACCAAACCACTTACCATCTCTACGTTGACTACGAGGCCATAGCATCTCACCTGTTCCATCTCCTCTATCCTCTACAGGACGTTCAAAGATTTCGTAGATGTTATCTTCTCCTACCTTGTTACCGTCGTCATCAAACAGTTCTTCTGTCATTTGTAGCAGATCGTTGTATAGATCTACAGGGTGGTAACGTGTACCTACGACCCACTCTCTAGCTTCTGCACCTTCTATAGATGACAATAAAGAGTACTGGCTTTTAACTTTGTTACGTCCTTCACCTGAGTATGCATTCTCGTATACTACTATATCATCGAGGACAGCAATATCGCAGTGCATCCCTGTAAGAGAAGTAGTGAGGCCACCTGTAAAAACAGAAGGGTCCCTAATCTTCTCAGCCTTACGGGCTGGATGGTCAAGCATGATTTCAGAGTTTGTCCACCTTGTACGTTTGCCATCTTCAGGGTGAACATGGTCAGGCCAGTATCTACTGTAAGTGTCAGAGGTTAATATTGATTTAATAAAGCCTAATTGTTTTTCAGCAAGGTTAGCTGTAGCTGATATATACAAGATACGAAGTGTAGGATCTTTAGTTAATTCCCAGGCTACCCTGTAAGCTATCAGACGAGACTTACCATGATCACGAGGAAAGAGAAGTAATTGGTGAGATTTAGAATCTTCTCGACCCCACCAGTTGCATACATCTTCGTGACACTGCCCTAGCATTTGTTCAGGTGCTACTAGCTTAATAAATGTAACTAAGTCGTTCTCAGCAGCTGAACGTATTTGATCTAATGTAGCCATAGTATCCTAGTTATTTTTATTTGTCAAGATAAAAGTTTTATTATTTAATAAGACCATGCAATACTTACAGAACCATTGTCAAAAGTATTAGAGCCTGTTGGTACTAGTTTAAGTTGGGTTAGTTCAGCACTTAATGTTTTAGAACCTGCACCTATTCGTTGTTCATTGTCACCAGGATCTATTACAGTATGTGTTTGTATAAATCTATTGGTTGTATGAACTCTTGTAAATGTCATAGCACCTGTCCATTTGCGTACATTTGCTCCTGATCTAACAATCATACCCGATGTAGACTCCTCAGCATTCGTCCAAACAGACCTAGATATATATCCTGAAGTTTCAATACCACCTGAGTCACCTAGCTGTATAAGTAAATGATCACTTCCACTCATACTTAATTCATCAAGCATTACTGTAACTTGACGTACACCAGCAGGTATAGATGTAAAGTTTACAGCAGAAGTACCTGATGGTGACACAGCAGCAAGAGAACCACTGCCTATGTTGTCAGCTACTATAGATCCTGTTACAGTACAGCCTGTTGCTGTTGTTTCTAATTTCTTTGAGTTGTCGTAGTAAAGAGATACAGAACTATTACCTGCTGCTATAATCATTTTTTCTTCAGCAGGTGAAAGCAATTCTATTGTACCCCCACCCCTTAGATATAAATTACCAGTACCGTTATCCCTTATGTGACTGTTTGAACCGTCGTGAAACAGTTCCATATCTGAACCTGCCCCAAAGATAACTTTGTTGTTATCACCTAATGACAAGTTGCCTGTCATACTATCACCTGACACAGCTACGTAGTCTGTTGCTGCTGTGGTAGAAGCTGTACCTAAACCTAGAGTTGTTCTAGCAACTGAAGCATTAGCATCATCTATAAGAGATGCACCGAATGCACTGACAGTACCTGAGAAGACTGGGTCAACACCTGATGGTGTCATCAAGGTTCCGTCTAGTATTAACTTTTCAGCATCTATGGTAACAGCATTGATAACATCCTTGGAGTTCATGTCAAGGTTAGCTGACATGGTGTTAGGTGTACTACCGTCCCTAGATATTGTATTGTCAAAAGCTGTATTAAGTGCTTCAAAGTTAGCATTCAATGCTGCTCTACTGTAATAGCCTGTAGCTATTGTTGTTACGCCTGGTTTCTTTGCCATTGTATTTATTAATCCTTTACCTTTGGTGGATTGGTTTTAGTTACTTACAGCCAAACTCTCATTGGTGTTTCAGGTGTTACCCCGTGTGATGTATCTATTGCTTCTACAGTATCTCGTAGTGTGTCAGTTGCTTCAGCATCTTCTGCATCCTTGTTTAAAATACCACCACGAATACGAATGTTAACATGCCAGCCTGTCATAGCTTGCATCTCAGGATACTCCATGCCTTCATCATCTGTCAGGGTTGCACCTGTAGGCTCGTGTAGAGTACCTACAACGTCCATTGCGTAGTCAGATGAGTTTGGCACTAGGTAAGGATCACCTACGTTTGTAGTGGTCTCCTCGCCTGTCTCCTCGTCTACTGTTGTTTCAGTGTCTTGCTTGTAGAATGATGACAAGACTGATGGCATTGCATCTTCATTAGCTAACTTGAGGTAGAAGTCAGTCTTAATTACTTCTGTTTCTAATTCTTCAGTCATGTTGTTAGCTCCTGTAATTGTACATTAGTTAGTCTGCGAGGGTAGTATTTGATGGACTTAATCCAGCATTGGCTCTGGAGGCCGTCATCCCTACCTCCTAAAATCAAACGAATTGGGTTTGGATAACGTCTAGTCCCAGAGATAACTGTACCACCATCTTTGACGGCATTTTCGTTATCTCCATAAGATAAACCTAGCTTTGTGTGTTCAGCTTGGGTTTGTTGACCCAATAAAAACTTTGTAACAACACCATCAAATGTTTGAAAGAAAAAGTAATCTCCAGCCCCATTAAGGGCATTGTTACCCTTCCACAAACCACGAGAGTTATGGTAATTAACTGTGTTAAAGACAGCTAGTCCCGTAAACTGGTCTGCATCAGGCGTTAATACATCAATAACTAAGCTACCCTTATCGTTGTTATAACCAAAGGCACTCGTTAAGATTTGGGCAAAATCTCTAGCACGAGTAGCTGTGCTACTTACTGTTGGGATGTAGGACGTAGGGAAAGCACCAGCTTCATATTGTGAACCCCACACGTAAACACCTGATGTACCATCTCCTAGAAAGGAATTAGACAGGGGTGCATCCATAGCATTTATAAGAAATACAGAGGCGTAGGGATTTGTCTTTTCTGATGCGTATGTCATTGAACAACGATACCATCCGTTACCCATTGATTCTATAGCACCTATAACACTGCTGTCAGCTCCAGAAGTAACCTGCTTTTGCCCAGTAGATAAATTAAAGTCACAAGAGAAACTGCCAGATGTATTCGCCATACGCAACCTAATAAGATTGTGGCCTGAACCTTTAGCAAAGATTGAGTAAGTTGAAGTACCTGAACTTGCGGAAATGTGGTTATGGTTTCCAACATAGTGTTGTTCATTAGCACTTGATAATGTGAACTTTTCAACGTTATTACCTCCTGATGGAGAAACTACAGAGCTGTCTACAGCCTTAGTGATACCACTAGAGTAAGCAGTCGGTGCTACCTCACTGGTTGATATTGCGTTAGTCCTAGCTTCTTCAATCAGTAAGCCTTTGACTGTGCCGTCTGCATTGTACTCAATACGAGGGGTGTTGTTAGTAGCTGTTTGTATTAGACCATTGCTACCAAGGAAAGTAGAGGATGATGCCCTAGTGAATGTGATTAAGTCTGTTGCACTATCGAATTGTTTAGTACCCATATCATTCACTCCAATCTAATACTTTGAAACTGCTTGTGGATGAACCATCGAATGTTAATTGCAGTGATGGTTCTGTGGATGGTGCTGATGCTGTAGCTATGCCAGTATCCGTAAGATCATCTGACCACACTCTGAACTTACCTATTGTACCCATGAAGTCATAGCCTAACTGTAGGTCTGTGGTTGATAGGTCAGGTAAAGCTACAGGTGTTGTGTTGGCTGTTAGGGCTGTACCATCGACTGCACCGTTGATGAACGTAGAGCCGTATCTTGATGACCTGTTAAATGGTACGTTGATGTCTGGAGAATAGTAAGTAGAAGTACCAGTGACATAATCAGCCACACCTAGTGCTTTTACTGCCCATACAGGTTCTCCAGTATCTCCTCCAGCAGTGCTAATATATCCTTGGATAAAGTTGTTACTATCGGATTGCCATCTATAATGGATAGCTTCTGTATCCGCAGCTGTATCAGCAAAAGTCACCTTGCCGTCCATCTGTATTGACACAGAGAGAGGGTTGATTTCTTTTACTGAGACGTTGTCCATAGAGCTTGTCTCATTGGCTGATCCAGTGAGATAGATGAGTGGCCCAGTTGAGGCGGCTACTACATATGAGGTTGTCGTTCCCGCAGCAAGAGAAATAGTAGTCAACACCCCGCCAAAGAGAAAGAAGCCTACTCCACTAATCCTATCATAGGTTATTTTATAGACTTTACCTACTTCAGCCGATAAGCCATTGCACGTTACCAGAACGTTAGTTGTTGCACCAGCAGTTGCTTTGAACACGTCTACACCGTTGTTGTTAGTGGCATCTCCGTCCAATGTCCAACCAGTGAGATTCCCCGTGCCAGTAAACGTACCATTAGTAACCAGCTCAATGCCTGTAGTCTCAACAGGTGTAGGCCAAGGCATGTTAGCCGCAGGGACAGTCAATGTCTCAGCCGCCCTTGTTACAGTTGAACCTGATGTTGGGATGTAGCTTGATGGGGTTACGCCAGCTTCGAGTTGTGCGCCCCAGACGTAGATGCCAGAAGTGCCATCACCAGCAAAGTCACTAGTATTTTGATCCTCCAGAGCATTTATCCGTGCGATATCATTTGCTGAAGCACTATAGGATATTGACAGGAGCCTCCAACCATTACCAACATCTTGCGATGAGGCTGTTACACCAGCACTGATGCTTGTAGTGGTACCATCAGCAATGCTAAACCTTGCGCCCTTACTGCCTATGCGCATCCAAGCAAAACCATAACCTGCGTCCTTAACGTAGACACTGAATGTTTGATCACCTGCCGAAGACGTAGGAGTTTTATCTACACGGTGCTGATTGGTACTTGTATCTGGTATTATTTTATCTGCTGTAGTTGTTCCATCTGGTGCTGTTGTTGCGTTTGCAGATACAGAGGAGTTAACTTTTCCCCAACCACTATTAGAGAAGTCCTGAGAGTAAGTCAGTAGGTTAGTCCTAGCTTCACTCTCATGGAGTACGCCTTCGTTTGCCCAAGCAGAGCCATTGTAGATGTGGTGGCCTACACGAGGTAGGTAACGTGCTGTGGCTGGGTTAACGTCTAGTTCTTTTACGGATACGTTGTCTATAAGAAGAGTTCCAGTGTTTGCTGTTTGCCGTTTATACTCTAAGTTTAAATCGGTATCACTAGCAACAAAGATTGTCGTAAATGTTTGGTAGGTAGATGTAATACCTGAGTATCCAGAGACTACACCATTTATTACAACATTGAATGAACTGTTAGCATACGTGCCTAGTTTAATATCTGCAGCTAATTGGTAAACTTTTCCTGCTACAGTGCTTATAACTTGGTTGTCTGCAATGCCTCCGCCAGTACCTGTTACGTCTACTAGAGCCGCACCTGAAGCATCGTGAGTTACAGTTGCCGAACCTGTTGTAGTCCAGCCATCTACATTAGTTGCAAAGTCACCATTAGTAACCAGCTCACTACCTATAACTCTACCAGCAGTACGAACGTAGCTGTCGCCTGTATCTGGGTTGTTTACCATGCCGCCTAAGTCACTGCGGTATAGGTGTGCTTTGCGAATAAGTATTCCATCACCTTGTGTTGCAGAGTATGTTGCAAATCTTCCTGCATCTGTTGAGCCGACTATAGCAATTACAAATCTAGCTCCTGATGTAGAAGATGTTGCTGGTGCTGTTGCAGAAACTCTATACTCATCAGGCCCAATATTAGTTATTGTTGGGCTTAAATCACCACTACTTCCGCCTATCTCTCCAGTTGATAAGTTGAAAGTAACATAAGGGCCACTTGCGAAACCTGTAGATGTACCTATTTGTACAAAAGTGCTTTCTCTAGCTTTCACATCAAAAGAAAAAGTATAAGTTGCTCCACTTATAACAGAGGAATCCCTAAGCAAATAACGTAAGCTAGTTCCTGTATTTGATGCTTCAATAGGTGTGTATCCTAAAGAATCTTCTGTCCCCGAAGATAAAAGAGTTTTACTCCAATTAGAGAAATCCTCAGAGTAAGTCAGTAGGTTATGAGGCGCCCATTTGATCTCACCATCTGAGTCTGTCATTGTAGCTTGACCTGCACGACTGTGAGTTACAGCAGGGTTTAAGTTTGACTTGACACCTGCAGCTCTGTAGTACTCATTGATAAAGTCTAAAGAATAGGCTGGTTGTTTTGTCAGGACACCATAACGTAGAGCTATAAACGAAGCTGAACTATTACGTAAGTCTCTCATAGCCTCGTAGAAGCTACCGTACTCTGACACCAAGAACT